GCACCACCCGGATGGTCACCTGACTGAGGAGAGCGTCCGCGAGGCCCACCGGTTCTACCTGGGAAAGAGGCCCGGCCGTGGCTGACCTGACAAGTGTGTGTAATGGGCTCGCCACCGTGCTCGGCACCATCCCGGGCCTGCGGGTCAACTCGGGCTTCACGTCCCAGGTGAACCCGCCGATGGCGGTCGTCATGCCGCAGCCGTCCCAGTCGCTGCGGTTCGACACGATGGGCGGCGGGATCAGCTACCTGCTGCGGGTCGTGCTCCTCACCCAGTACGCCCAGGACTCCTCGTCGGTGGCCCAGCTCAACTCCTACCTGGCGACCACCGGGCAATATTCGGTGGCGGCTACGATACTGGCCAACCCCAGGCTCGGCGGTGCGGCAGAATCAGTGAATATGGATTCAGTGAGGGGATACGGGCTGATGGAATGGGCCGGCCAGCAGTACCTCGGTGCCCAGATACTAGTCACGGTGCTGGCCACATGAGTAACCACAAGATCGTAGGCGATGGCCACCTGCCGTCGTCACGCGGGCCACTACGGGCACCGCCAGTGGCACCGAAACTACCCGGGATCACCGAGATTCAGCGGCTGCACTACAGCCCAGGTGACCGTCTCATCGTCCATACCGATATCGACCAGCTCAGCGCTCCCCAGTCCCACGAAATCCAGCAGCGGATACGGGCCTACCTGGAGGTGCCTGCCGATGTTCCTGTCGTGGTCCTGCCGCGTGGATGGAGACTGAGTGTGGCCGAGCCGATGGCCAGAGGAGAATGATGAAGATTCCCAAGCGGGTGCTGATCGTTCACCCCGGCCCGAACTTCTCCGTCCACGACGTGTACGCCGGCTGGCAGGAAGCCTTCATCGAGGCGGGTATCGCCTGCCGGGAATACAACCTCGATGACCGGGTCGCGTTCCACGACTCGGCCTACCTGTTCACCGGCAACCACGACGAGCAGGGCAGCCCCCAGTTCAAGAAAGCCTTCCGCGACAAGGCGGCGGTGATCGGGGTGTCCGCGAATGGGATCTACGCCACCTGTTTCCAGTGGTGGCCCGACGTGGTGCTTATCGTCAGCGCGTTCTTCATCCCCACCGACTTCATGGATGTGATGCGCTCACGCGGCATCAAGGTCGTGCTCCTGTTCACCGAGTCGCCGTATGAGGAGACCCGGCAGCTGGAACGTGCCCACCACGCCGACCTGGTGCTGCTCAATGACCCGCTGCGGATCTCCATGTACGACGAGGCGGGTATCCCCGCCCTCTACATGCCGCACGCCTACCGCCCCGGGCTGCACTACCCGGGGCCAGGTGAAGACCAGTTCATGACCGACTTCGCCTTCATCGGCACCATGTTCCCCTCCCGGCAGGAGTTCTTCTCCAAGATGGTGGCACTCGGCGCGTTCGACGGGCTTGATTGCACACTTGGTGGAAATTGGAACACGGTGAAGGAATCCGACCCGCTGATGAAGCTGCTGTCGCATGAGCGGAACGAATGCGTGGACAACGCGCTCACCACCCGGATCTACAAATCCGCCAAGGTGGGGCTCAACCTGTACCGGCGCGAAGACGACGACGACACCCATGAAGGCTGGGCGGCCAGCCCGAGGGAAATCGAGATGGCCGCGTGCGGGCTGTTTTTCCTGCGCGAATCCCGGCCCGAGTCGGACACATTGTTCCCAATGCTCCCCGCCGTTGCCAGCCCGGAGGACGCGGCCGAGCAGCTGCGGTGGTGGCTGGACCACGACATCGAGCGGGGGATCGCCGCCATCCAGGCGCGGGCGCGGATCAGGGACCGCACCTTCGCCGCCAACCTCCAGAAGCTCCTCCAGGCGCTGGACGCGCTATAGCCCTGCCATGCCGAGCCCCGCCGTGCCCCGCCTGGCCCTAGCCAGCCTTGCCGTGCCATGCCAGGCCATGCCCGGCCAAGACCTGTCATGCCCTGAGGTAGCCCTGCCAAGCCGAGCCAAGCCCGGCCTTGCCACGCCGAGCCCTGCCCGGCCAAGCCCTGTCATGCCCTGAGGTAGCCCAGCCATGCCGCGCCCTGCCCCGCCATGCCGGGCCATGCCACGCCCAGCCATGCCCCGCCTCGCCATGCCCCGCCTCGCCTGGCCTTGCCGTGAGGTAGCCCAGCCTCGCCTTGCCGTGCCCGGCCTCGCCCTGCCATGCCGCGCCCGGCCTCGCCCTGCCGCGCCCGGCCCCGCCCTGCCTAGTCGTTTTCGAGCTTACGGAGCCGTTCCTTCAGGTCGGCGATCTCCTGCTCCGTGTGCCTCACCCGCGCCCGGTCCTCCAGCCGGGCATTCTTCAGCAGGTTGATCTGATCGTCGTGGTCGGCGAGCCGCTCCGCCTGCATGGAGAGGATCTGCACGATGTTCGACATGCCACGGCGGACCTCCTGCACCAGCTGCCGTTCGGTGTTAGCCATGGCCGACGTGTCAATGGCTTCGACAACGGCCAGGCCCCGCTTCTCGGCCTTGTGTGCCCGCTTGCCGTAGTGGCGGCTCTTATCGAGCATCGCTGTGCCCTCGATGAGCCGGTAGCCAGCGCCTCGTACAGCCCGCAGGCTGTACGAGTACTCACGCTCCAGCAGCTTGGTGCCCGCGCCGACCGCCTGGTAGTAGGCGCTGTCCTGCCGGTCGATCTCAACCTCGGCGGCTAGTTCGCTGTGCGGGACGACATCCCCGACCTTCAGGGTGCCTTCCTCGATCCGGCGTACCAGGTATTCCATGATCACCTGACCGGCTGAGCGGCCATCGGCCCGCTTCGGGGCAAACTGGGCGTTCAAATCTTCATCACCTCGGCATTGAACCGGCCCCAGCCGTTGACCCGGTTGTCCCCCAGGCCCTCAACCATCCCGGCGGTGTGGACGATCTCCTCGAACTCATCGAAGTCGAGGAGGTTGGTCAGCAGCAGCCAGTCCACGGTCAGGCCCCAGGTGGAGAACGCTGGCCTGCACCGGGGCGTGCGCCCGCGAACCGCGACGATCGTCACGTCCTTGTACTTGCCGAGGCCGTACAGCTCCTCGGGGGCCTTGTCGTCGTCGGGGAACACCAGCGAGGCGTTCGGCTCAGCGGCGTCGGCGATGTTGACGGCCCGGACGATGTCCTTGCCTTTGCGGGTCGCCTTCGCCGCTTCCTGGAAGCAGCGCCGGACGTTCATCTTCGGCACCACGATCCGGTCCTGATGGATGTAGAGGCCGCCCAGGAACTCCAGGCGCTGGATGTTCTGCCGGTCCTCTTCGGTCTTTTTCCGCTTGCCGGTGATCTTGGCGATCTCCCGTGCCCAGTAGTTGTCTGGGTCAGCGAGCTGGACGTTGTGCTGTGCGTACTGGGTCTGCCCGATCAGGCGCGTTCGCACCTTGACGGCAGTGGTTCCTGCCATGCGGCCTCCTAGTTCTCATATCCTCGGCGGGAATCCCCAGCGAGGATGAGCGCAAGACTATGCTTGAATCTGTGCTACAGTCAAATCGCATGGCTCGGCTGGACGAGGCCAGGCGGGGCTTGGCGCGGCTAGGCGAGGCTCGGCGGGGCGGGGCTACCTCAGGGCATGGCCGGGCTCGGCAGGGCAGGACGGGGCTCGGCATGGCACGGCTCGGCGGGGCTACCTCAAGGCAAGGCGCGGCTGGGCCAGGCGGGGCACGGCGGGGCTCGGCGGGGCAGGGCTCGGCATGGCACGGCGGGGCGTGGCAGGGCATGGCTCCCTCACCTGGCTGGGTTCCTGGTGTTTAGACTGGGAACCCAGCCAGGCTCTGAGCGAGGTGCGCTATGGCTACCATCCCGCGCCGGTGGTTTGCCGAAGTGGGGCCAGCCCGCAGCAAGGGCATGACCCTGCTGCCGACTCCGCCGCGCAATGACCCAGGCGGGCAGACCTTCGGTGCCGATCCGGCCAGGCTCCGCGCCGCGCTGCGGTTGCTCAGGGCGGTCTGCTCGTTCGGCGCTACGGTCGCCGACCTGGGATGCCTGCACGGTGCCTACACGATCGCCTTCGCCGAAGCCGGGTACCACGCCACCGGCCTCGACGCACGGGCGGAGAACATCGCCGCCTGCCGCGAAGCGGCGATCGGGACAGACGCCCAGTTCATCCGCGACGACGTGCGCAACATCGCCAGCCACGGCCCGTTCGACGCGGTGTTCTGCTGCGGCCTGCTCTATCACATGGAGCAGCCGGTGCAGCTTCTGCACCAGCTCGCGCAGGTCACCAGTGAGTTGCTCATCGTCCAGACCCACTACTCGACAGCAGGTGGCAGCCAGAACGAAGGCTACGAAGGCTGCTGGTACATCGAAGGCGACCTCGCCAACCCGTGGTCCGCGTGGGGGAACGAGCAGTCCTTCTGGCTCACGCGCCCGGCGCTGTTCGCCGCCATCCAGGACGCCGGGTTCGGCCTGGTGGCTGAGATCCACGACCACCTCGGGGATGTCAACGGCTCAGCTGGGCGGCTCATGGTGGCCGGGATCAAGCCGTAGCCCAGTCGCACCTTGAGGTAGCATGGCTGGGCTGGGCTGGGCTGGGCACGGCTGGGCGGGACGGGGCATGGCCAGGCCCGGCGAGGCTGGGCAGGGCTACCTCAAGGCAAGGCATGGCTAGGCGTGGCTCGGCGGGGCCGGGCATGGCTACCCCACCTGGCTAGGCTCCCGGTATTTAAACTGGAAGCCTAGCCAGGCCGCTAAGCGAGGTGCCATGGACGCGGCATGGGGCAGCTATGGAGATGAAGCCGGACTGGTTCCCAGGATGAACGACCGGGACCAGGAGCTACTGGAACCTGTGTTCAGCTGGCTGGAGCAGGACGAGCAGCGGTCGCTCAACGCCGAACGATTCGGGAACCTGACAGGTGTACCGCCCGCCACCGTCCGTGACTGGGGCAGGCAAGGGGCCATGCCACCCGAGGGTGTCCCGGCCCTGTCCTGGCTGCTGGAAAACGGTGGCCCACTTGCCACCCACTACCGCCTGTGGTTGTCGCGGAAATCGCGGTTATCGCGGTAAGCTATCCCTGAGGCCGCAACCCTCCGTCTGGAGCTGAGGTGCGGCTGTGGCGAGAATCCATGGAAAAAGTGGTTTTGTTTACATGGGAATAGCTAGCGGTGCAGTAGCTAGCCCGATCGCCTTTTTGACAAACTGGAACCTGAACTTCACGGTGGACCAGCCCGAAGTCACCGCCTTCGGTGATGCCAACAAGATCTACGTCAGCGGTTTGCCCGACGCATCCGGCGACTTCACCGGGTTCTACGACGACGCATCACGTCAGATCTATACCGCTGCCCGTGACGGGATCGCCAGGAACTTCTACCTGTACCCAAACACCGTAGCGGACCCCAATATGTACTGGTACGGCCAAATTCTCCCTGATTTTCAGGTTTCGGGTGGAATTGCCGAAGCGATCTCAGTGAAGGCAAACTGGAAGGCAAGCACAGCGGTGATCAAGTACGATCCCACCGCAGGGTACGGCTGACCAGTCAGTCCACTTGTTCTATCGCGTGCTTCTTCAGATACGCGATGGCAGCTTCCAATACGGCGATGTCGTCCTGCGCGTAGCCCAGCATTGGATTGCAGCGGTCACACAGCAGGCCACGGATCTCGCCGGTCTCGTGGTCGTGGTCTATGGCTAGCTGGCGCTTCTGCTCGCTGTTGCCGCAGATCGCGCAGACGCCACCCTGTGCCTCAAGTAGGACCAGGTACTGGTCATGGGTCACGCCGTACTTGCGCTCCCGAGCCCGACGTACGATCTGCTGCCGTTCTCGCTGCGGCCCCTCAGCGCTGTGCTGGGCACAATAGTGGTACTTGCCGAACAGTTTGGGTTCGGGGCAGCCAGGCATGCGGCACGCCGTCTGATGGAGATGGTTCAGTTTGCGCTGGTAAGCACTATCGCGGTGTTCCTGGCAGAGTTTGCCCCCCCGACCAGGAACCTTGGGGCTGGTGCATTCGGGATATTGGCAGATGCCTGGGGCTGCGGTCACGCGAACCACCGCAGCCGGGAGGTCTCGCCATCTTTGCGGATGAGGATTTCGGCACCCTGGGCCGCCTCGTTCGAGAAGTAGTCGTAGAACTGCAAGGCACGGTTGATCGTGTCGGTGCGATTCAGTCCTTCCCGCGTGGCGGCGGCAGTCAGCGCCTGGTCGGCCTTGTCGATGAGGTTTACGGTGATCTTGTGGAGGTTAGTCATAGCCATACGATACCTGTACCGGGAGCCATACGCAAGCCCCTGCCTGCTAGTCTGTCCCCAGCCACATTGGAGGCCGCC